TGACATCTTTTCCTGTAATTCTTTGTAGGTTAGTTTTAATTGTTCTGCTACAAAAAATTGTAAATAAACAAAATTATCCTGCTTCAGTTGTGCTTTTTACGGCATCGGGGCTTTCCTCCTCGCCCACTCCCTGCATCTTGGTCATAATATCTATCAGAATAGACATTGGTATTTCTCTTCTTAATGTAGGTAAATCTGCTGCTGTAAACATTCTTGCACCTGATTCATCTTCAGCCTTTGTCACTAAAACTTGCAGAGAAAAATCAAGATTACCTTCTTCTTTACCTTTGTTCATAGCTACTAATGTACTGTTTATAGTGTCTCTGTCAGCTATAGTAAGTGGCGACCAGAATATCTTCAAAATAGGTTTTCCATCCTTAGTAATGAAGTAACTACTGCGTTCTTGGATACTAAAGGCTTTCTTTAGTTTGTCGATTGCTCTTTCTGGAGACATAAAAATCTGTATTTATTCTTGTAGTATATATCAAAGTCAACCGTATGACTTTCTTACACTAAATCCTACTTGTGAAAAACCTTCATCAAGATCACCTTCTAATGCTGTTTTTAAATAAACATCGTACCAATCGGGCTGGTTAGGTATAGGAGTTGTTCTTGCCTTTTGTTCAAATAAATCTTCGTATTTCATTCCATCCGCCTCGCTTCTTTTCTGGTTTATGACAAAGGCTGCATAATCTGTTTGGTTGCCTACATAAAGAGCTTCCGATAATGTAGTCATTATTATTTCTCCTTTCTTCGGAATTTTTGGGCCTGAAAACTCTCCTCTGGGTATAGTCGCAGCAACACGACTTCCTTTTTGTACTTTCCAAGATCTATTAAAAGTACCTGTCCAAAAAGGACTCCTATGCTGTAAGGAAAATTGAATTTCTGATGCAGAAGAACTTTTACCTAATAGAATTGCATCTTCAAGATCAGCTACCAGATGCTTTATATCTCTAACCATTGGCACTAAAAGTACAGTTGATTACGCTCATAAAATGACTTTGCTGCTCTGCGGTTACGGAAGTTGGTCCATTAATTTCTCCCACTCTCGGACTGACAGAAAAAGTATCTGTATAAGTAGAGGCATTTACTGATGTTAGTCCATCTATCAAAGATTCAGCTACGGCAGATGCTACAGCAGTTCCTTTGTTCATGGGTGTCATAACTGCACATCTTATCGTTCCTGCGTAATAAGTTTTAGCTGCACCCTGCGGTTGTGTAGTGGACTGTGTAAAGTCTAAGTTTACCATTACATATTTTTTATTTTTACCTGGGGAGGTGAAGGGAGTATTATCAAATACTACAGTAACAGTTGGATCGGCTGCCTGAACTGTGTCTAGGATTGCTGTTTCAAATGCTGCTCTTGCTTTTACTAAAGTCATTAGAAAATTACATCAATACGGAACAGGTATTCCTGTCCTCCCTTTAGTGTGCGAATATCGGTTATTTTAGCTCCTCTTGTCGATCCAGAAAATGTAAGAGATATTTCATCCTGAAGTAATGGCTGATTATCGCCTATAAGATCTGGTGTTATATAGAGTCTTGCTACATTTTCCTGAAATCCAGATTCTTCCGTGGATTCCACAAATTCAATAGGCACTTTTATTGTGTAATTTGTGTCTACTGTTATGTACTCTCCCGTTTCGTTGTTATAGCTAGATACACCCTTTCGCGTGTAAATGACTGAGGTGTCTAGTGAGTTCCCAAGTTGAGACACCACTTGTTTTGCTATTTGTTTAAATGCTGAGTCTAACTGTCCTGCCATTATCCTCTCACCACTCTAGTTTGATAAGTACCAGACCCACCTAACATATACGCTCCGAGATAACTTTGTAACCACGGATAAACGTCAAGAATATTATTTATAGTTCCTGCTCCCTGACTATCTGTGTTGTATTTTACCTGTATATCTCCTAACTTTACTTCAGAAAAATTACCATCTGTTCCTGTTGCTCCTGTAATAGCATCTGTATCATTAGCTAATGCTCTTGCCAACTCATATTGTGCGTACTTGATATTTAAAGGTATAACACTACAGGTAAGTTCAACTCCATCAACAATATAGTTATTTCTAGGAAATTTCAATGCCTGTCCATTATCGCATCTTTTACCGTAGAAAACTAATGTTTCTATCCATCTAGTAGCTGCTATTAAGGATCTATTCTTCTGATCGTCTGTTTTATTAGTCCAAGTGCTTGAATCTGGAACGGTCTCAAAATAACTGTTAGCCTCAGTCAATGTGACATAGCTATTAGCATTTTCACCTTTTATAGTTGCATCTATAGTTGCTGCCACGATCCATATAGTAATTTAGTTTTATTGTAGCGTAAAGAAAAAACCCCACCAATATTTGATGAGGTTTATTCTTATTATCAACTATGAGATATTTGTTGTATTCATAGGTGAGTTTACTGTGATCTGAACTAAAGGTATTAGATCAGTATCATAAGTAGCTTGCCACTTATTAGCTGTCGCTAAGTTTGCATTAGTAGGATTGTCAGCAGCATCATTCCACTTAGTACCCATAACATGATATGTGTTGTGGTAATCAAGTGACATGACAGTCTGCTTGGAAAGAATGTTTCTTTCAGCCTCAATTAACTGATCTTTCTGAATACCCTCTTGGATTGCTCCCTGAGATGTTAAGTAACAGAAAAATTCAGTCTGATGACCAGTTGATCCTGGAGCTACTGTATTTACAGCTTCGTCAACTACAACTGTGCAGCCAGCGAAATTACCAACAGTGCTGTCAGTTACACCAACACCACCGCCACCCCAAGTTACTGCACCACCAGTTGATAGAGCAGATGTTGAGAATGTAAGCATACCTACTTGTAGTAAGTAGTAATAAACAGATGGATGTACAACAAGAACATTAAGCTCCTCACCTCTTGTGCCCAAAAGGTTTCTTGCTTTAGCGATAGTAGAAGCTGTTAAGAAGTTTGCTTCTGCTGCGTTTGGTCCTGCTGCTCCAAGAGCTACATCAAGTGCATTTGCAGATAAAGCTGTACCAAACAAACCTGCAAGCTGTGAAAACAACTTAGCGTTCATAAGTTTGTTGATTGCTGTTGCAAGCTGGTTTCTGATGTGAGCCATTGGATCATCACCAGCAGCTAGAACTGCTAAATCATCAACTGCATAAGAGAAACCTCTATGTGTGATGGTTGCAACCTGTGTACCTGTTGAGATTTTCTGAGGTGTTAAATGACCTGCTCCAGATGTACCCCATGTAGCCGTGCCATCTAAAATCTCTTCAGTTGGTGCAATAGGGTTAAACTGTGGAACTTGAATACGAGTACCGCCAGAAGTTGAATCTAACAGTGCGTTTCTTGTTACAACTCCACTAGCTAAAAATTTACTTTGCTCTTTAATTGCTTGTGAAACATATTGAGCAAAATTATTCGTTTTGATGATGTCCGCTAGTAGAACACCACCCGAATAGTTCTTAAACGGTGCTGCCATTTATAAAAATGAAGTATTACTAAATTCCCAAGTCACGGACTTGGAGTAACATACTTCAAGTCACGGACTTGATAATAATTTCTTAAGCCACCGACTTAACTGAAATTATCGTGGTTTTTGATGTTACTGAGCTTCCGCTTTCAGCACGGCTGCAAGATCTGGATTCTCTGCTTCCATTATAAGCTGTTCTGTAATATTTTTACTTTTATAAGGATTATTAATATTTCCACCTGCACTTCCTACTGGACTAGGTTTAGCTCCCATACCTGCTGCACTACTAGCTTTGAAGTGATGTTCCCAACCGCTACCTGGATTTTTAAGACCTGTAAGATGTGCAGTTAAATTATGTTCAACTCCACCCTCAAGAACTACAACTTCACCTTGAGCATTTTTCTGTAATTTACTTTCTATTAAAGATAAAGTTTGCTCTGCATTTATAGCTCCAAGATTACTGATAGCTGCTAATGCTGTCTGTCTGGTGTTTGCTTTATCGTTAGAAGTTTTTATATCCTGGTTTTCTTGTTCTAATTGAGCTATTTTTGCCTGTAAATCTTGATTTGTCTTATTGGCCTCTTCCCATAAAGGCTTATAAGCACCCTGATCTTCTAATGCTTGCTTTCTATCGTCATAATATTGACCAATTTTAGACTTTGCAGTTTTAAACTTCTCTGTCATATCTTCTGCAAGCTTTTTTTGTTGTTCAGCTAATAATTCGGCTCTTGCAGCACGTTCATTAGCTTCTTTTAACTGTGCTGATAAATCAGGTTGCGAATCAGATACTACAGGAGTAGGTTGCTCCTGTTGATTGTTTACAGTTTCTTCTGCCATATTATTCTTCAGATTTTTTTGTTTCTTTTGTAGTTTCTTTCTTAGAAGCCTTCTTTGCGTCTGGTTTTTTCTCTGGAGGATTGATCTCTTCGTAACGCATTTGTGGAATAGGCATTTTAATTCTGCATATACTTATATACTATTGTAGCAGATTATTCAGATTTGTCCTCGTTTGCAGTAGGCAGCACTTCTCCTTGTACTAAAATATCTCGAAACTCCTCTCTATCAATGACTTGCTGATCGAATAGTGATGTTAAGGCTGTAATATCCTGTCCAATTAATCTTTCGATGTCAAAGTCTCTGCTGATTTTTACCTCTGGTGGTTCGATTCCAACATACTCAGCCGAGAGATTGAAAGCCTTTTGAAGTTTCTGCTCCAGTTCCATAGAAACCATTGCGAGCATGGAATTAGTGTCTACTCGATCTAATCTTCTAGCGTCTGCTGATTCGGCTACAAATTTCTGTTGTGATAATGTACTGATTCCTAGAGTAGCCATCTGCATCTGTAATTCTTTTATCTCTGCTGATTGAGCATCAAAAGCACTAGAAGCTGGTTCTACATAATAAATTTTATTTCCAGGTTGTGTTGCCATTGCATAATTTACGGATATAGCTAAATCTTTTGTCTGATCGTCATATCCTTCCATCACTAACATTGGCTGTGAGGCAACGTGCAAACTATGAATTAGATCAGCCTGTCTTTGAAAATGTGCAAGATTGAGATATGCAATATCAAGTAATGGTGGTTTACTTGTCATATTGTCAACTTTGCCAGAGTAAATAGTCACTAAGGGTATTTCGCCTAAAGAAAAATTGCCTGACTCAACCTGTTTAAAATCTTTTTCTACAGCAGGTGATGACATGTCAGTTGGATAAATACCCATATCTTCTTCATATAATTCATCTACAGTTTCTCTTTTTCTGAATACACGATAACTACCTGGTTCAATTACTCTTATCTGATCGTATATTTTTTCACCAAAGTCACCATCTGGCAATACAGCTTTTTCTCCGATTCTTACCTGTATCAAACTCCCATAATTAGATTCACGGTCCAATCGCCAGCCGTAAATGTTATTGGGGTCTATCTCTATCCAGTATGGTCTGCGGTTCTGTTGACGTTCTTCTGCTAGGCTTAGTGCGTTAGAAGGTGCAGGATAATCAACAAGGATATGACTCTGGCCGTAAGTCAGTGAGCACATCAATACTCTTCTTGCGTATTCGTCTAAGTCTGATTTACAGCCGTCTACGTCCATTTTGAACATCTCTGTCCAGTATGGATCGCCTGTTAAAGTTATTGGTTTACGAAGGACAAGACCTGTGGCTGCTCTTATTAATCTCTGCGTAAAAGGACTGAATACTGCTCGGTCCACACGGGATTGATATGCTTCTGCGTCTTCTCTTGGCTCTAGTGGTAGGAATATTTCCGAGTTGTCGCGTAGATATTTTGTTCCCTCTGAGACAGCTTTCATTATTTCCCATCCCTGCATCATGTCCAGCACTGCTCTTGTGCGGGTAAATGGACTATTGCTACCACCTATATAACTAGAGGAAGTAATGGATGTTCGTATTGGGCCTGGGATTGAATAAGTCATAAGTTACCACTTAGTTTTATTAGCCCAGTAAGCTGCACTCATTTTACCTTTGGCAATGTTTTTTGCATGACGGGCTTTGAAAGATTTTCTTCTGGCCTTGTCTTTATCACTTCTAGGATTTTTTCCTGCACCACTAACTCCCTGTTGTCCATAACGTATTAACTTTATTTTATCACCTTCTTTAGCTAAAACTACATGAGATTTTTCTGGGTGATTAGGAGTCCTCTTTGGTTTATTGTAACCCGAAAGATTAAACTTTTTTAAACGGGAATCCTTTTCTTTTGGCATTACTTTCCTTTCTTTTTCATGGCTATGGCATGTGCCTGCATAAATGTCTTACCTTTTAACATTTCTTCTTTCATTATCTTCATGTGCTGTGGAGTATGAGTGCCCTTCTTTTTATGATTTGCTAAAGCATCCTTTTGCCTCTGTGTAAGTTCTTTTTTCTTTACCTGTGTTTTCTTCATTTCTTTTTCCTTTTTTTCTTTTTGGCATTAAGTTTCTTAAAATCAGCAGCCGTGATCTTATCTCTCGGAGGAGCAATCGCAGCAAGCTTACGTTGTTTCTTTGAGTAAGATTTTAAAGGCATTACAAGTCGTTAGCAGTAATATCACCAGAAGTTTGGAAACTTACACTTACTGTTTCAAGATCACCTGTTGTAGCAGATAGACTAGTTCCTGTAACAATGCCACTAAAGGTTACTTTGTTAGAACCATTAAGAAATAGCTCAAATGAAGCATTTGCTGGATCATCTGCCTGTAAAACATCTCTTAATATTTCACCTGTCGAATCAGTAGCAGTAGCAGCAGTATAAAGAAAATCAACAGTTCCAGATCCAGAGATTAAACCGCCTACATATTTTCTAGAATTATCACCTTGTGCAGTACATTCTAATGTATCTTTTGTTATATCAAGTGACCAACCTGTTGTTGAAACAACTGTATCGAGTTCTCCCGCAGTTCCATCTTTGGAAAACTTAACAGAACCTTCCTCTCCACGAAAAAATGCCATGATTTTAAGAAAATTTAACTTATACGATTATATTACCGTGAAATAGGGTTTTTTACAGTTATTTTTTCTTCTTTCTACGTCTATGTTGATATGTTATCTTCTTACTGCTAGTTTTTTCTCTTTTAAACCTCGCTTTCTCCGCTGGACTCATCTCTTTTGTTGTCTTAGGTGTCTTACTTGATACACGTTTGCTTGGACGACAGGCAGGATATCCTCTCTTCTCTCCTTTCTGACGACCACAAGGCTTGCCAGTCTTAACATCAACCCAATCTTCCTTAAACCAACGATCCAATCCACCTTTGGTCTTAGTACTTTTTTTACTTTTTCTTTTTACTTGTGGCACGTTTTCTTTTAGTAGTAGTACGTTTTTTAGTAGTAGTACGTTTTTTACCTTTGGTATAACCAGAAGCAGTACGTTTTTTATCGTTTGCATCAGGCATTGTTCCCTTACAAACCTGTACAGCATACCCA